TCGTCGTACTTATACTTCAACCACTTCTCGACTTCTTCTTTGTATTTCAAACCATCTTTGGACTTGCCCTTGTATGCATAGTCTTGAACAGCTTGATCTAATACGGCTCGCCATAAGTTGTAATGGTTTGCTATATCTATTGAATCCTCTGGCATTGGCTTTACCGAGAATAACTCTGATCGTTTCATGTTTACTCATCTGCTTTGGTACTCTTTGAAAACTTGGCTAGGGTTTTCCAAGCACTCTCGTTGGTGTATATAGAGCCTAAGAAACCTAAACCTTTTTCTTGTTCTGGTTGCAGTGAATGTTGTGCGTGCATGGTATCATGTATGATACCTTTAACATGTATCTTTTGTTTGTGTGCTAACCATGACACATCATATAATTGATTCTGTGCAACCTTAACTATCTTATCGTTCTCAAGAATATCTTTCACCCATTTCCAGGCAGTGATCTCATCAGCTGCGTTCCAATAGTTTTGAGTGTCGGTAGTCTTGTCACGAAAAGGTACTACGATTGTAGTGTTAGGTGTAGGTGCAAAGCCTATGCATACGATAGAGCCTTCTGCTGTTTCAATATCAAATGCGAGAGGGTTGTTATGATTTGCTTCACTAATATATTTATTATAGAATACATCTAAGTCTTTGATAGTAGGTTCAATCCATATCTCTCTGACTGTGTGTTCTAGTTTTTTAGTTAGAGATTCTTGCTTAGCTTTCTGTAAGTCTGCTACTACATGAGGTCTCCACTTGAAATTTTTAACGACAGAGACAGGACTATACGTTGGTAATACTTTATATGGTGTAGATAGAAGCTCAGTTATCAACGTGGCTCCCCTGTTCTTACCAATCTTAGCTAGTCCTGTCACCGCCCACAAAGATACTGAACCCATTGCGATAATGATATTTGGATTGGCTTCTTCTATTTCTTTGTGTAACCTTTGAATGTCTTGCTCATATTCTTGCTTAAGATATCCTTCACTTGTTGGGGCGTAAGGTGAACGCCACTCTGTTGTCTTGCATAATCTTTTGTATTCACTTCTCTTATGAAAGAAGTATTGTGCTGTGTTCTGGTGGGGTTTTAATTGTATAGTGTGGGTGAGTAAACAGTTGTCGAGGTTGATACCTGCAATGTCACAGAGTTCGGCAAATACTTTTCCCGTGCCCCCACGCAGGATTGTATTAGCGATTGTTTCACTGTTGGTAGGGTACTCGAATACAAACGCAATCTTACAAGCCTCGGCTGATTGAGGCTTGCGTGATGATACTCGTTTATATACTGCATACTCACCCATAGGACTACTTCTTAATGATCCTCTTGATAGATGCTTGAAGTATGTCCTTGTTTCTGCCAACCATTTCATGCTTGACAATACCACTAAAGGTCTGACCGATTGCTTGCTCAAGCAATTCACTGAACGACGAACCGTCATCCATTTCCAATCCCTTTAATAGAAAGGCTTTCAATGACAAAGCTGGATTGCTTTGTTGCATTGCTTTTGGTGTAGCCCAGAACTCAATACGAGTTGGCTCGGCATTAACCAAATCCGAATCTGCTAAATCAGATTGGATCACACCAACGGCTTTACAATTCATGCGTACCAATGGTGTTTGGTTTTCCCCCACCTTATCCGAACGATAAGAAGTGATAGTGAAATCGTAGCTACCCTCAGGTAGAGTTACTGATTCAGGTATATCACCTGGAGTCATGTTTAAAAAGTCTAAAACGTCTGACATCATTTACCTCCTGTGTCTTTGTTTAATTTACTTTGAGCATTCTTTTGAATAGAATCAAATAGCTTAGCTAAATCACATTCGGTGTTAGCTTCAACACGACTAGGTGCTGTCACTTTCAAATCCATTTTGTGATCTGATACTGTTCTAAGGGTTCGCTCCGTACCCTTACTTGAAGACCGTGTGTCAATCCTACATACACAGTTAAAGTATCTTCCTATTTTGGTGGATAGTTTAGATCCTACACTGGTTGGGTATGCTTTGGATACACCTAAGTCCCCCTCCATGTACTGCATGTGTGTAGTTACTACTACATTACATGGTACTTCTGAACCTGTTATATATTGTATGATATGTTGCACATCCCTTGCGGCTGTGCCCCATTCTGGCTGACTAGGTTGGTCGGTTGGTTTCTTATTATTAAAAACCAGGGCACCACGTAATGCTGCCTCGCCCATCAGAGTCAAGCTATCTATAACAAGTACATCTTTATTAGTCCAGTTCTTAACTGAACCAAAGTCTTCGTCGCCATCCTTCCAGTTAGTAATCATTTGTACACCCTTACGGAAAGCTGTTGCTTGTCCTAAAGAATCTTTACAAGTAACGAAGGATACATTTTTAACTGCGTCCTTGTTTAAAAACTCTGGAAGAATAGACAGACCATCATCAAAGTCTAGGATACGTAGATTGTATCCCGCATTTGCAAGTGAGGCTAGTGCTGTGGTCTTACCCGAACCACTATCCCCTACCAACATAAGCTTTGTATACTCTGCTGACTTGTGTGTTTTAATGTTTGCCATTTTTATCTCCTGTGAAGTTAACATACTAACATGAATTGCTTTCCGTGTCAATACTTATTTTAATTTTTCATCAATAATTTTACCAATTACAAATACCATAAATGTAATGAGTATTAAATCTGCTAGGATTAATCCCAACAAAATGTTGACGATCATGTTATCCATCTTAAGTACCACCCAACTACATCTATTATACTTAATACTATTATAATATTTAATAGAGTGGTGGTATTGGAATACCATTTATCTCTTTGATATTTATTCTTTTTATTATACTGCTTCTGCATAAGCCTCCACTAAATCTGGATGTGGTTGTTTATCGAAATCATTATCCAGGAAAAGATTACGACGATCAGGTGATGACGAACAAACTTCTTTGAATCGACAGCCACCATAGTTATTACAAGCAGTGAAGTCTGCTGGGTAATATTGTTTGTTAAAATAATTTGTTGATATATCTAATGTGTGCATTGCATCTTTGTACCATTCCATTATTAAATCTGTCGGCACATTGTATACACTACGATCAAACCTTGTAAAGTGTACACCTGTTTGGACAGCGTCAATAATAAATCCTGCTACGTCCAGACCTAGTACTTCCCTGGCAGCCCATAGATAACTGAACACTTGATTGTTCGGCATGAAGTTACCAAAGTAATTAGAGTTAAGTGTAGTCTTAGTTGTCTTAACATCACATAGATATAACTTACCTTCTAGTTGTACTACCTTATCAATACGACCAGAAAATCTATACTCACCATTACCAAAGGGTACTTCAAACCTTTGCTCAAGGCAAGGCTCTCCGTCTGGCATGGTAGCTATTTCAAATAAGTCTTCCCAATATTCTTCTGCTCTCCAGGTAACAGCTCGTAAAGCTGCAGTCAACCCCCGTGCCTTATCTTCTGATAAGTTTAAAGCCTCACCAAATTCCAGGAGCACATGCTTTATAGCTGCTACCACAGCTTCATCCTTTGTTGCCCCCTTGAATTTCTGAATGTCAAGGACTTCAAGTCCTTCGTGTACAGCAGAACCAAAGCCTGTTGCCATGCCGTATGTCTTAGACTTATACCCTTGTAGGTTAGTCCAGTTGTACATACGGGGGCATGATAGGAATGAAGATAGACTTGATGTATCCCATATCTTTTGAATAGGGTTACCGTCTTGTAGTATAAACTTCTTTAGTCTATCTGGTTGTTCCATTATGCCTCCTTAACTAGCATATCCAATACATTTGTTTCGTATTGTTTAGGTTTAGTTCTTGCTGATTTACTGGTGATACGTTTACCTGCTTTCTCTGTTGCTCGGATGTTTTCCCTGGTAGCACGTAAGTAAGTGACGATAGTTTGTATATCTTCCTCACTCTCTGCTAATTCCAATGGGTCTTTATCCAACAGGTCAACAGGTATAACTAACTCATCTTCTTGTTTTACTTCATCAGCCATTACTCTCTCCTAACTTTGTAAAGTTTGGTTCAGTTTGCCCAGGCACTACGTTAATAGCACGCAACTCTGCATCAGGGATAGTGATGAGTCCTTGTACTACATCTGGTGTAACATATCTTATTACATAATGACGTAGTTCTTTACTCCATTCTATTTTGCATTTCTTAAATAGTTCTTCGGCTTGGTCTTTAGATTCAGCCTCGACTATCCAATGCTGTGTATTCATATGTGATGTTGTGATATCGTATTTCATATTGTCCCTCCATATGATTCATTAGTAAATTCTTCATCACTATTCTTTTTCTCTAATATAGTAGCTATTTTTTCTAATTTTTTATTTGTATCAAGAAGTATATTTAAAAGTCTTAATTGATTTTTTAATGTCTCCTGTTTATAGTCAGTTATTATTGTCATACTCTCTCCTTTATTTAATTATTAATAGTATCACAGATAGGAAAAATGTCAAGCTAAAAGTTTAACAAAATTCCTACTGCAAATATAAACATGGCTATTGAATTGACTGTCATCAATGCTCGGTCATGCCATAGATAACCGACGATAAACCAACCAGTTACTCCGCCTAAATGGAACACTAAGTTCAATGGGCTTATCTCTACTGCTGTTAGTACCATACCTATGATGATAA